AATTGAAAAGGCCGAAGTTGAAACTGAGACCGAGACTGAAACTGAAGCCGAAGTTAATGCCGAGACCGAGACCGAGACCGAGACCGAAGTTGAAACTGGAACGACCGAAGTTAAAACAATAACCGCTTCGGAACTTGCCAAGGAACTGGGAATAGATCCTAAATCCCTGAGAAGAAAACTCCGTAAAATCGAGGATGATAAGCTTCCTCCTCGTATTGAAACCCGCAGATGGGTCTTTGAAATATCGGTCAAGGCAACATTGATTGACCTCCTAAAATAAACAATAAAATGGGCGGGTTAAATAATTAATCCGCCTATTGACTCCGCCCTTGAAATGTGATAATGTGTATCATGTTTTAAGATATAAGGCTAAACGATGCCGCAATTTTTAAGGAGGTAAAATGGAAATCAAGAAATTTCTGGAATGGAGAGAGCTGTCTAAAAAACTAAAACGATTAAAGGAAGAGGAGGCTAATTTACGTGTCGAACTTTGCTCATCAATTTTTAATGCCTACGGTGAATATAAAACCACCGTTGTTGAGCTGGATGGGTATGAGGTAAAGGCTGTTGCTAAAATCAATACAAAAATTGATGAGGCGGTATTCAACAGCATCTACAATAAACTCTCCCCGGAGGAACTCAACGTGGTAAAACTTAAACCCACGTTGGATAAACGGAAATACAATAAATTGCCGGATCGGGAGGTACTCGATTTAGCTATAATCGAAACTCCCGGCAGGCCTACGTTATCGGTTAAGGAGATATTGTAATGGCGATTAAAATAAAATCAACCAAAGATTTCAAGTCTCACGGTGTGAAGGGGCTTGTATACGGCCCTGCAGGTATCGGTAAAACCCGCCTGTGTGCCACCGCCCCCGACCCGTTGATTATTTCTGCAGAGGCGGGGCTATTGTCATTGGCAGACGTGGACATTCCCGTCATTGACGTAAAAACTGTTGATGACGTGAACGAGGTCTATGATTGGATCAAGCTTTCAAAGGAAGCCGATCAATACAAAACAATTTGCCTCGATTCAATAACGGAAATTGCCGAGGTTTTGCTTTCAACTTTCAAAGCCGAGGACAAGGATGCACGCCAAGCATACGGTCGACTGGCTGATGAAATGACTAAAACCATTCGTGCTTTTCGCGACCTGGATGGAAAAAACGTTTACTTTTCAGCGAAGCAAGCCCGGGTGTTGAACGACGTGGGAGTGACAATGTATCTCCCGTCAATGCCCGGAAAACAACTTTTAAACGCCCTTCCCTTTTTTTTCGATGAGGTTTTTGCGTACCGAATCGGAAATCTTGAGGATGGGACTGAATATCGATACCTTCAAACTTATGCTGATTTACGATATGAAGGGAAAGACAGATCGGGAAAATTAAATAACATCGAAAAACCCGATTTGGCTTATATTTACAACAAAATTTCCGGGTCTGCTCCGGAAAAAAATTAAGGAGGTTTTATCATGGCGAGACTTATTCAGGCTGCTAACACTGGCGAAAACAAGGAACAACTGGACGACTTTACCCCCATCCCGGCAGGTAAATATGTTGCACAAATCAAAAAATCCGAGTTTAAGGCGACCAAGGCAAAAACCGGGCATTACCTGAAGTTGGAATTTTCGATCATAGATGGCGAATATAAAGGAAGAAAATTGTGGGAAAATCTGAATCTCGACAACCCCAATCCGGTCGCTGTGGAAATTGCGAACAAAACACTCAACACGATTTGTCAGGCATGCAATAAATCAGGCGTGCAGGATTCTGAAGAGCTCCATGGAATCCCGATTCTGATTACGGTAAAGGTGAACCCGGCCTCGGCATTGCACCCGGCTTCAAACAGCATCAAATTTTATGAGTCCATTGATGCGGCACAGCAGCCTAAAGAAAAAGTTGATACTGAAACCAATGCCACAGAAAAAACCAAGCCTACAAAACTCCCGTGGGAATAGTTAATCGATAAAAATAGCTCGTTCTGACATCAAGTTGGAACGAGCTACAGGAGATGTTTATATGAAGTTTCTTTGGTTCGATACTGAAACAACCGGGTTAGATCCAACATTGCATGATATCATTCAGATATCGGGAATTATTGAAACGAACTCCTCAAGAGAGGACTTCAATATAAAAATAGCACCCACCCGTTACGATACAATTTCACAAAAGGCTATTCGAGTCCACGGCATCACCATTAAAGAAATGAGAACTTATCAACCGGCAGTTGACGGATACAAGGAGATTAAAACATTATTTAATAAATACATCGATTGTTACAACCCGGAGGACAAATTTATCCCCTGTGGACAGAATATTGATTTTGACCTGAGGATGCTGAATAAACTTTTTAAATACAATGACGATCAATACTTGTTTTCATATATTATAGGTGGACACTTTGATTTAAAAATTATGGCGGTTTTATATGAAATGGCAGAGAGGAGAAAAATTTTTAAAAATTATAAGCTATCCACTATTTGTGAGGAATTTAAAATTCCCCTAGCTGCTCACGATGCCTATAATGATATTCATGCAACTCGGAAATGCTGCCTACGGATTTGGAACCGAATCAATAACAATACTGGGAGGGACATAAATGGTTGATATATCGCAATTCAAGAATAAAACATTGAAAGCTATTGAAGCAAAAGGAAAAATAGTTGAACCTCGGTCTTATTTAGGCATGAGTAAACTTGGTCATTCCTGCCCCAGATATTTATGGTATTCTTTCAGGTGGTGCTTTGGCGATATACTTGAGCCTCGAATGAAAAGGCTATTCAACCGTGGGCATCGAGAGGAACCTGAAATTATCAAGGTATTAGGGGGAATCGGAATCAGGTGTTGGGGCGATCAAGACGAAGTTATTATGGCTCATGGGCATTGCAAGGGACACCGGGATGGAGTTTGTTTGGGTGTTTTGGAAGCTCCTAAAACGGAACATTTACTTGAAATGAAAACCATGTCCGATAAATATTTTAAAAAAATTACAAAGGAGGGGGTAAAAGTATCAAAACCCATTTACTATGCCCAATGTCAAATTTATATGAGAAAATTTGGCCTTACTCGGACTTTGTTTATTGCCGTCAATAAAAATACTGATGCGTGGTATATTGAACGGCTTAAATTGGATAAGGGCTTTGCTGACGACCTGGAACGTAAAGCTGAAAGTATAATTCTCTCCGAAGCCCCGCCTGAAAAACCGTTCAAACCGACCTGGTATGAATGTAAATTTTGCTCGGCAAATTTGATTTGTCATTACGAAAAACAGGTTGAAAAAAATTGCAGAACGTGTAATCATTGCGATCTGTTACCTGAGGGTAAATGGCAATGCTCCCATCATGACATTGAATTATCAACCAGCCAGCAGAGGATGCCGTGTTCAAAGTATTCACTTTTAACATCGTTGAGGAAAAACGTATGAAAACATTAATTGCGATTTCAGTTTTAGCCTTAGTTTTTAGTATGCTGTGCATATGGGCGATTGATTCATACTTTAGAACTCCAGTAGTGTATTGGTCAACATCAAGGAATGAATGTGTAAGAATCGTTGGAAGTGAAACTCTCCCGGAAAAATACATTAAAATTTGGGTAAAATAAAATGACTTGGTATGAAGATCGATGGTATCAGAAAGAAGCCAAGGATATGGTTTTGAAGGATATAAGAAACTATAACCCACTAATTGCAATACCCACAGGTGGTGGAAAAACAATCATAATGGGTAGGTTTATTTATGATTTCCTCGAGCAATATCCATTTTCTAATATCCTCGTTATTTCTAATACCCAGGAAATTCTTGAACAAAACTATGACGCCCTGTGTAAATTTTTTCCAAAAATTAATATAGGGCTTTTTAGTGCAGGTTTGAAATCAAAATCGATTGAAAAAATAACAGTTGCCGGAATAAATTCGATATATAAAAAACCTGAACTATTTACTAATTTCCACATATGCGTGATAGATGAATGTCATACCATCCCCCCATCGCCTAAATCTATGTATCGTCAATTTATTGAAAAATCAAAAATTCCTAAATACGTTGGCATGTCAGCAACTATATTCAGACGTGGAGTTGGATTTATACATAAGGGGAAGGACGCAATTTTTAATAAGTTATCATATGATTTGACGTCCACCGAGAATTTTAACCGACTAATTAAGGAAGGTTTTTTATGCCGATTA